TGGGACAAGCCGAAGAAGGTAGCGAAGAACCCGTTTGAGGCTGGTATGATGTTTGAGGACATGCCTCCACTTCCCGCGCCTAGTGCGCCAGCAGCCAAGGAAACACTGACACGTAACCAACTGTTCACCCGGTTCAAGCGGATGCAGCGAGCAGGAAAGTCACCGCAGGCAATACGTCGTGCATACAAGGAGTACTTCGCTGGTAAAGATGATTTTGATAAGTTTCACGACCGTGTGGTGCGCTTCGTTCTCAAGAACCCGAAGCCGGGTGCTGCTACACCGAAGCTGATTCATGTGGAGAGTGTGGCCAAAGCCAAGCGAACTACTCGCGCGATTGCCGGCAGTAAGATCAAGAAACCGCTGGTGATCAAACCGGACAAGCGGGTGGCACTCCGTACGCGCTACACGGGAACGAAGTTGCCGAAGGAAGTACGGGACAAGCTCGCCAAGCGCGAACAGCTGGTGGACAAGTTCATCGACGCGTGGACAAGCGGTAAACGCAACAGTTTCATTGAGCCTGTATTGAAGGAGTCGACCCGGGATAAGTTCGATCCCGAGGCATACGCCGCGTTCTTCAAGAAGATGACAGCTAAGCTGGACGCTATGGTGGAGGGTACCAGTGTTCATGTCGCTGTGCCGAGGAGTGTGCTGGACGACATACTCCAGTCCGGTCGGATGAAGTCGTTCTTCGAAACACAGACGACGGGAGGATACACCACCACGGGTGTCCGTGCTGATTACGAAGCAGTGATATTTGGTTACAAGACGCGAGCGTTGGACAAGAAGCTACGCCCGGTGTATGGTTATCTTGAGGACGCAGCTACCGTACGTAAGATGTTGGGTAAGGCAAAGGCAAACACGAACAGGACACTGTCCCAGACCAAGCAGTACGGTGATATCGCGATCCGGCTGAAAGACGAGGCTGTGCGTAACAGGACTACGTTCACGGCTGGTGATTCGCTGGACGAGACCATCCACGCGATACCGTTAGCGTCGAAGGAGAAATGGAGAGCGTTCTTGGAGTTGGTGCAAGGAGGGAGGAAGGGTGGTGAATACAGTGTTTCGGCTACTCCCGCGTGGCACTCTCATGACTTGTATGGAACAATGATTCAGTGGAGACAGCAGGCTGCGTTGGAAAGACGCTTCGGAGCGGCCAAGAAACTCAAAGTCCACGACGTTCTGCGCCATACGGAACAGCGATACTTGGAGGCACAGATACACCGTGGTGTAAGCGTGGACGATATTGCGGAAGTCGTTGTGGGGAAGGGAACTAAGATTGACCCGGCTACGGCGAAGGCACTCCGGGAAGCCAAGATAAAGGTGACGTACGTAAAATGAAGAAGGGCGAAATAGTAGCGGTACGACGGTCGGATGGTGCGAAGGCACTGTTCGCTAGCGAGAAGGATGGGCTGATCTACGTGACTGTGGATGGTGGTGAACCGCTGCCGTTCGAGTCACTGCTAGCTCATGCAGTAGCCGACGACTGGCAGAAGCAACCCACGCTGTCAGTGGAATTCGCGGCAGACGGCGCTGCGGGAACGGTAAGGTACTTTGAGGACACGAAAGAAGTCGAAGTGGAACACCCTACAGCCAAGGTTAGTCAGGACGTTGCAGGATACCTCACGAAGCAGCGTGAATTCCGCATACCGGAGTCTGACGACATCGACGATTTTCGAGTGGACAAAGCAAAACCCACGGACAGCCTGATGTACATGGAATTGGCTCTGTGCACACTGTACGCGGAGATCGGTGCGTGGGTGGACTGGGATACGGAGGAAAGAAGAGAGGAGGCAGCGTAATGCCGTGGAAATCATCTGACGCAACGTCGCACACGAAGAAGGCAAACACGCCGAAGAAGAAACGTGCGTGGGCAAAGATCGCGAACTCGTGGCTGAAAGGTCACCCGGACGACGACGCTGGCGCCATTCGCAGAGCCAACGCGGCCATCGCCGCAATGGTAGCTGCCGGCGCTGGGCTCACTACGCAGGCTCTTGTGTTGTGCATGAAGAAAGCAGCAGACGTCAGTAAGGGAATGGCCGAGCCATCCTACGACGCACACAGCTTCAGTGTGAACATGAGCGCACTGTGCTCGTGGAAGACGAAGGAGGGTAAGGACTACCTTGTCGTGCCCGTCTCCATGATGACTGTAGGCGTGAGGAACGACGGACTGTATACGCTGGAGGAGTTGTCCAAGTTCCCTGAAGCGTGGAACGGTCGCCCGGTTGTGATCTACCATCCCAAGACGGAGGATGGTGTGCCCGTCTCAGCTGCTGCAACGCCGGAGCTCTATGAAGCAGTCACCATCGGACAGATCTTCAACGCACAGTTTGTTGACATGGAACGTCTCACTGCGGAAGCGTGGATTGACCCGGACAAAGCCGATCTGGTGGACCCGGACCTCATGTCCATGCTTGAAGCAAACAGCGACGTGGAAGTATCGATCGGTGCGTTCATCGACAGGGAGAAGACGTCGGGAGAGTTCAACGGGAAGACCTACTCGTGGATTGCCCGCAACATTCGACCTGATCACCTAGCGGCACTGCCGCGCGAACAGGGAGCATGCTCGTGGAGCGATGGAGCAGGTATGCCACGAGTGAACAGTAAACAGAAAGGAGAGGAAGTGGATGAGGAAGTAGTTGAGCTCCGAGAGAAAGCGTCGGAACTGGGGTTCGCTGTTCACGAACTCAGTCATGGGGATGCGCATTCGCAGTTGATTGCAGTCCTGCGCGGCAAGCACAATCTCGGCGAGGGAGAGTACGTGTTCATTCGCGACGTGTACGACAAGTATGTCGTGTACGAACACGAAACCAGCGCCGGTGTGAAGCTGTACAAGCAAGGATACGCGACCAACGCGGATGATACCGTAGAACTCACTGGCGATGCCGTACAGGTGAAGCCAAAGACTGAGTACGTGGTGACGACGAACACCAAGTCCATGCGTACAAAACACAATGGGTCTGGCAGCAACGGTGCTGTGCAGGCAGACGGAAGAAGTCCTTCAACCAATACCAAAGGAGGTAACATGGACCGGGAGGACAAAGTCAACGCACTCATAGAGCAGTGCGAGCAGTGGACGGAGGAAGACCGTGAGTTGCTCACTAACATGAGCGACAAGCAGTTCGATACCGTCGAGAAGCTGAGCAAGCCGGAGGATCCTCCGAAGCCTGCGCAGCCGAAGGCAAAGGAGCCGACGACCAACGCGGAGCCTGCGCCCAAGGTAACGAAGGCAACGAAGGACACCGATGGTGAGCCTCGGCCGAAGACCGTGGAAGACTTCCTTGCGAACGCGGAGATGCCTCCCGAGGTACGCGACGCTTTGCAGGAGTCGGTTACGGTTCGTCGCGAGAAGAAAGCCGAACTGATTACTCAGATCACGGCCAACGCTCGCAATCCGTTCACCGAGGAATACCTGCAGTCCCGTACTGTGGAGGAACTCGAAGGTATCGCCAGACTGGCTGGCGGCAAGAGGGATTACAGTCTCCGGGCAACCGGCAAGTCCCCCACTGTCGCTACCCACACGGAAGAGCCTCTCGTAGCTCCGTCGCTGTGCGGCGCTGAAGCGTAAGCTGAACAGGACAAGGGAAGGAGATAAGCCATATGGCTTTCAACACGATTCAGCTCAAAGGTGACGGTGTTCGTTACGAGCGAGTGGCCAACGGCGCAATCACGCCGGGTCACATCGTTGAGTTGGACTCGAACGACAAGTTCAAAGTCCACGCGAATGCCGGTCAGGTAGTTGCACCCGTGATCGTAGCCGTGGAAGACGACATCCAAGGCAAGGCGATCACCACTGCGTACGCCGACGCAGCGCGGGTGCAAGCGAACGTTCAGCGATCGGGAGATACCTTCTACGGGTTGATCGCGAACGGAGAGAACATCGCGAAGGGCGACAAGTTGCAGAGTGCCGGTGACGGTACCCTCAGCAAGCATACGGCAAGTTCTGCTGGTGCTGTGGAATATCCTCTCGCAGTCGTGGGCATCGCTCTCGACGCAGTGGACATGTCCAGTTCCAGTGGCGCAGATCCCTCGGGTCGCTGCCGCGTGCTCGTCCGCTAACCAGGACATCGGTAAAAGGAAGGAGACAAGTTACATGAAGGGTATACTGATTGATCCTGAAGCGCCGGCAGCTGTTGATGTCGTGCACTATGACTTGCAGAACGGCGGGTTCGTCGCGAACGGGAACGCGGCGCAGCGTCTGCTTGGCTTAGGCATGGATGTCGGCACCATGCGGCCGTATATTGGAACCGACGGGCGATCGTACATCACGGTCAACCGGCGCGATGCCAAGGACGGTCTCTGGAAGCCGGTCGCTGTCCCGACGACCAATGCCGCTACTCTCCGCAAGGATGAGTGGAAGCAGTACGATACGGCCATCCTGAAGGCTGCGCAGCTTCGGCTGAACGTGGTCAAGGACATCATGGGTGCCGGACTCGTCTACCGCATCGGCAACGGTCTTGGCAAGACGGTGCTGGAGTACGAAGACCAGTCGGATGTCTCGGAAGCTGAGATCAGCATGGACGGAGTGACTCGGGGCGACAACGACCGCGTCGTCTTCGACATCAAGTATCTGCCCCTGCCGATCATTCACAAGAGCTTCCAGATCACGGCTCGCGTCCTGGCTGCTTCTCGTGAACGCGGTGATCCTCTGGACACCACGAACGCGGAACTGGCTTCATTCAAGGTCGCGGAAAAGGTCGAGGAAATCACCGTCGCGGGTTCGTCCACGTATACGTTCGGTGGCGGGACGGTCTACGGACTGGAAGACGCACCGAACAAGAATACGGTCACACTGTCCACCAACTGGGATGCTTCCGCGAAGACCGGTGCCCAAATCGTCGACGACGTCAAGTCGATGAAGCAGTCTTCGATCAACGCGCGACACTACGGTCCCTGGGTTCTGTACGTGCCTACGGCGTACGAGACCGTGCTGGACAGCGACTACAATGCGACGCGAGGCAACACGATCCGCCAGCGCATCCTGGAAATCGACGGCATCACTGCCGTGAAAGTGAGCGACAAGCTGACGGCCAACACCGTCATCCTCGTTCAGATGACCAGTGACGTCGTTCGGATGGTGGAAGGCTTGCCGTTGCAGACCGTGGAGTGGCAGTCGGAAGGCAACATGATCTTTCATTACAAGGTCATGACCATCCTGATTCCGCACATCCGCTACGACCAGAATAGCCGGAGCGGCATCACGAAGCTGGCGTAGGTAACTACGACGGTTGAGTGCGACGCGAAACGTGTGCTAACCAAGCCACGTCTCGTGTTTGGTTGATACAAAGTAAGGATATCCTAACCAAGGAGACGCGAGAGAATGAGCGAACAGAAGAGATACCGTATGAAGCAGGGAACCTTTACCGACAAGCAACGTCGGTTCTGGAAGGCTCCTTGCGTTGTCGTGAGTGACGAGGACTTGGCCAAGCGTTACCCTGACCAGTTCGAGTCGCTGAGTGAAGTGGCTGAAAAGGCAGCCGACGTGTTCGAAGAGCAGACTGTCCCTCCCGTACAGGGATTGGAAGCGGAGAACATCGGTCCAAATCAGTGGAACGTGATCAACATCCGCAGTAAGAAGGTAATCAACGGGCAACCGTTGACGAAGGAGGAAGCGGAGAACCTGATCGGCGCACCGTTGGACGAGCCGGAGCCTGCTGACGTGGAGGAAGAGCAGGAGGAGGAGCCGGCACCGAAGCCAAAGAAACGAGGCACCAAGAAGAAGGCAGCAAAGAGAAAAGCAGCCTCCAAGCGAAAGGCAACGCGCAAGCGTGGCTGAGGAACGGAAATTGGAGGACAAGGACTTCTGGGATCCCCCGGCTCTTTGGTCGGGGGAGACCACCTACATCATAGGTGGAGGTCCTAGCCTGAAGGGATTCGACTGGAGCCATCTCCATGACAAGCATGTCGTTGGATGCAACGATGCTTACTTGCTTGGGGACTGGGTAGACGTTTGCGTGTTTGGGGATAGGGACTGGTTCATGTTACACTGGAAGGATGAGGTGAAAGTGAACGGAACGGCACAGGAAGGACTGCCCAAGTTTGCCGGCTTGCGCGTGACGAACCTTGAGTCGTGCGCACGTATACCCGGCTTACTGGTGTGCCGTCGTCGTGGACTAGGTATTAACATGCGGCCGCGTCAGCTCAGTTGGAACCTGAACACCGGTGGTCTGGCAATCAATCTCGCTGCGCGACTCGGAGCTAGTGTCATTGTCCTGTTAGGATTCGACATGAAGTTGGAGGAGGGCGGTAAGAAGGAAACGTGCGCGATGTGCAAGGGCAGTGGCCGCTGGCGCACGCAGGAGTGTCCAGCCTGTGAAGGAGACGGTATCGTTGGAGAGAGCAACTTCCACCCGAACAGAACTCCTCCGGGCAAGAACGTGTATCACAAGTTCATGGGAACAATGCCCAAAGTGAAGGAGGACGCTGACCGGTTGGGTATTACAGTACTGAACGCAAATCCGGACAGTGCGATGGATACGTTCCCAAGAGTGAAAGCGAGCTCCGTGCTATGAAGGTAAGTCAAAATCCTATCTTCATATTTGCTTGCTCCCCGCGCAGTGGCTCCACGTGGTTGCAGCGTGTGATCACTGGCACTGGCGTCGCTATGATTTGGGGTGAAGCAGCGCATGGCTTCTTTGATTACACTACAGCATGGACGTTGGAAACCGGTGACGTCGCTAACCCGCACGATCTGCACTCCTTCTTGGAGAAGGACGTTGCGATGTGGATGGCTATGCTGAACCCTGAGCTCAAGGATGCAATTGCAGCGAACAAGCTATACTTGGAACGACTGTATGGTGTTCCCAGTAAAGCTATGGGATACCGACGTTGGGGATGCAAGCAAACGCGCTACGGTATGCACTCTGTCAATGCTGTGAGTGAGGCTTGGCCAAAGTCACGGATCGTGTTTCTTGTGCGTAACTTCGAGCAAGCGTTCCAGAGCCGGTTCAAGTACAACACGAACATCCAGGGATTCAGCCGCGGAGCGGATGTCCAGGAGTTCTGTGAACTCTGGGAGTCACAGGCTACTGTAGCACACCAGTGCAGAGACAGAGACAATTGCCGTATAGTGAAGTACGAGGATCTGCGGGACGACCGCAAAGCGCTACAGCGTCTGCTGCGATGGCTTGGTCTGTCACACCACACGGTCAAGCTCGCTGCGCATGACCCAGTAAGTGTGAGCGTGTGGTCAAAGGATGTGCGCGTCGTCAGTATGGAAGACTTGGGCATGATTGCGCCGTTTCGTCAACGCATCGACTACTTACAAGGGGAACTAGGGTATGAACCGATTGCTTCGTAGATGCTCAGTATGCAGCTGCGTTGAAGCTACGCCGGTGCCGCCACGGCACAAGGTAGCGTTGGTGAAGTGCGTTCGCTGTGGAACGCTCCGGCAGTCATTGGACATGACAGCCGAGGACATCAGCCTGTATTATGAGCAGCGCTACTTCAAGGAAGTGTACACCCACGCATACGTGGACGATTGCAAGACCGCGGAATTGCGCCTGAAGGAGTACAGGTCACGCTTTCTCCCTGACGGTGCGCGGATGTTGGATGTTGGTTGTGGCACAGGTGCCTTCGTAGAACGTGCTAGTCTGGCGGGATACGACGCGTATGGCTGCGACATCGCCCAGTTGGACAGTGTTAGCAATCGCGTTTACCGAGAGCCATTACAGGACATCCACTTTCCGACGGACTACTTCGACGTTGTAACTCTACACGACGTGCTGGAGCATATCGTGAACCCGGCGGATACATTGCGCGAAGTGTTCCGCGTGCTCAAGCAGGAAGGTACGCTCGTAGTGGAGTTGCCGAACTTCTTCGGAGTGGATGGCGGCAAGCACTGGAAGCCAATTGAACACTTGTGGTACTGGACTCCCGAGCAGTTCGCGTCTATGGCACAGGACATCGGCTTTGTTGTGGACTCCGACTACGAACCGGTCACCCACAAGCGTGTTTACCTGTTCAACAAGCCAGAGCAAAAGCGCGTAAGAATCCTTGTTCCACCGGGTATTGGAGATGCTTACTGGTCAATCGCCAAGCTGCAGTCCTTCTGTGAACGCAACGGTCTTGGTCTGCCGGACGTGTATATCAGTTCACCACGCGCCGACCGCGATCGTAGTTACGATTTCGTGCAACGGGCACCGTTCCTGAACGCGAAAGGTTACCGACAGTACACGACGAAGCGCAACCCGGTGTGGACGGAAGCCTACATGAAGAAGGGACGTACGGTATTCGAGCGTATATGCTCGTGCGATTACTTCCTTGCGTACAATGGTATGCTGCGCTACGGCTACGCTCTGGAGGAAGCAGATTCCTACGAAGTGAACTGGCATTACCCGATGTTCGTGCCTATGGAGGAGCGCCGGTTCGGTGAGGAGTTCAAGCATAAGCACGGCGAGTTTCTCGTCGGTTACTTCATCACGCATGGGGTCTACAAGCGATGGGTATGGGAGTTCCCTATTGCGAAACTCTATGAGGCGCTTGCTGGTGTGGCGAAGGAGACCAACCGCAAGATAGTTCTCATCGGTGCGGACTGGGACGTCAACTCCATGGAGAACTGGCTACTGAAGCTGGATGCCGGCAACGGGCACCTCATCAACATGGTGGGGCAGACCAACCTGTCACAAGCATTCGGCCTGCTGCGTGCGTCGTCCGGTGTCATCGGCTATCCTTCCGGTATGACTATCATGGCAACCGTTTTCAAGCGACCGACCGTGATGCTCTGGAACGACTACTTCCACGAGGGATTCCACTGGAGAGCATGTCCACCGGCTTCGCGTGGTGCGTGGTATGAGGCGTTGAACACCAAGAAGCTGGAACCAAACATGGTGGTAGAAGCAGCTACGCGCCTGATGGAGCGCGAGCGCACACGCGACAACCGTGTGACAGTGAGCCGTAGGGACTTACTCGCGTGTCAGGACGTAGCGCAACCGGGACAGGCAGCAGCGTCTGCCAAGCGCAAACACAAGACCGGAGGTCCCCGTCCCGTAGTACGTAGCGCAACACCGAGACGGCGCTTACGGGAGCTGACGGTCGCCTGTGTATTACGCAGCGGATCCTTCTACGACGCTCAGTACGTCCTGAGGCTCCGTAATTCCGTCGCCCGGAACCTTACCCGTCCTTACTCTTTCAGGATCCTGACGGATACGCTAGATGGTGAGGTCCCGCCGGAAGAAAAGGTAGAGCTCGTGCATGGATGGCCGGGATGGTGGAGTAAGCTGGAACTGTTCCGTCCCAAGCTGTTCGCGGAAGGACGCGTCCTCTACTTTGACTTGGACACACTCATTGTAGGGAACATCGATCATTTGGCTAACGTCTCGCTGCCGAAAGGTGAACTGTACATGCTGCGAGGCTTCCGTCACCCGGCGCGACGCGGGTCTGGAGTTATGGTCTGGGAAGGACAACTGGACAAGCTGTACAATCACTTTGTGCGGCACTCCGACATGATGTTAGCTGGTGCCGGCAAGAACCGTTCCTTCGGTGACCAGTTGGCTATCAAGTCGGCGTTGGCTAGTGAGTACAAGCGTGAGCCGCTGGCGGTGCAGGACATCTGTTCCGGGATATACTCTTACAAGAACCATTGTCGGGAAGGGTTGCCGGAGGGAGCGCGTATCGTGTGTTTCCACGGTGAGCCCAGGATCCATAATGTTACACAGAAATGGGTGGTCGACGCATGGAAGTAAAAGACTACAGTGAGTTCCTGACCGCTGCTCAGTTGAAGATTGAAGAGCAGGCGTGGAAGGAGTCCGCTCCGTATAGTTCGCTGTGGTACGCCGGTGCTGTGAACACGTATCTCTTAGAGCACCCTGAGTGTCACTCCGTGCTGGAGTTCGGCTGCGGCACAGGACTTGTTCCACTGCACTTACCAATGGCTGTACAGTACGTAGGCGTAGACAAGAACAAGCTGTGCGTTGAACGTGCCCGGGCAAAGAACGACCACAGTCGAACGTTCCTGTGGTCGGATATACGCGTATGTCCGTACATGAGTGCCAGTATAGTGTGTGCGTTTGCGTTCTTGAAGCATTTCCAGCTTCACGAGTGGAATACAGTGTTCAGGATATTCATCGAAGCAGCGCCAGTAGCGATCTTCACGTTGCCGATGACGGACGCTCCCCGCAGTGTGGAGGACAACACCAAACCGTTCACGCACGTGACGATTTCACACACTCGGCTCAACGGGCAGTTGGAGTTACACAACCGGGTGATTGAATCGGCGAGATACAGTAAGAAAACTCAGGAGACTATCTTCGTATGCAAGAAGCGCGACCACCGATCCTGATCACTGGCTGTGCCCGTAGCGGCACGTCAATGACCGCCGGTATCCTGCACCTGTGCGGGTGCTGGGGAGGCAACCTGTCCGGACCTACGCGCTACAATCGACGCGGTATGTTCGAGAACCAAGATGTGCGGGAGCGGCTCATGAAACCGTACCTGACGCGTATCGGGTGTGACCCGCTTGGACAGGATCCGCTGCCGAAGCTGAGTCAGTTGAAGCCGTATCCGGAGTTACGTAAGGAGATGCTTGGTCTTGTTCGCGCTCAGGGACTCGGTGCTGAGCAGCCATGGTTTTACAAGGGAGCAAAGATGTGCCTGATGTGGCCGGTGTGGAACTACGCGTTCCCGAGTGCGAAGTGGGTGATTGTGCGCCGGGCAGACGAGGACATCATCAACTCGTGTATACGGACAGGCTTCATGCACAAGCGCCATACGGCTGATTCATGGCAGGAGTGGATCAATGTCCACAAGAAACGGTTCGCTGAAATGCACAGAGCCGGGTTGGATATCCGGGAAGTGTGGCCTGAGAAGTTTGTACGCGGTGACATGAAGGAAATCAAGAGCGTCATTGAGGATTTGGGTTTGAAGTGGAATGAACATGGAGTGAGCCAGTTCATCGAACCGGCTTGGTGGAGTGAATTGAGGAGGAAGGCTAATGGCTAGAGTTACGGCAGCTGAAGTTGATGCCATACTGGAGCGGGACTCGTCGGTCGTCTCTGACCTGACTCCGTTCATTACGGCAGCATACCTTGTGGTGGAGAACAACCTGACGGACAGTTCCGTCGGACACGACGACGACACGCTGAAGGAAATAGAACGCTGGTTAGCAGCACACTTCGCAGCCATCAAGGACATGCGCGTTGCAAGGGAACAGGCAGGTCCCGTCAGCGAAGCGAAGCAATACAAGGTTGGACTGAACCTGCAGGTCACGGTGTATGGGCAGCAGGCCATACTACTGGACAACAGCGGAACGCTCGCTCAGTTGAGTGAAGGCACGGCAAGCACAGCCATTGTCCAGAGTATCGACGCAGTTGACGGAGGTACATGATGGGTACGGCTACTACACTGACGCGGGTTCCACGCCGTAAACAGAAGGGATTGTACTGGGCACCCGGTACGCCGGATGGCTACGGTGATCATACCTTCGGGACCGGTGTGGAAATCGACTGCAGATACGACGAGGAACTCAAAGTCGTCAAGGACGCAGGCGGCAACGAAGTAGTGTCCGCTGCTACCGTGTACCCGGACAGACCACTTGCGAACGGTGGTTGGTTCTGGGAGGGAGCTGAGGACGACTTGGATAGCGCGTATGACCTGGACAGTGAGCCAACTGGCATTTCAGGTGCGCGGCAGATAGTGGCAACGGCGCGGATACCGGATGTCCGGAACAGGAGAGTACTGCATATCGCATACTTGAAGTAATGGCAAAGCGATTTACATCACTGGGACGGTCATCGCGGTTACAGGGATTGGAGCAGGTACTGGAGCGTATGAACCGTAAAGTCCGCAAGATAAAGTTCCGCTCACGGGAGGGACTCATCAAAGGTGGCTTGCGTGTTATGCGCGGTTCCATCGAGCGGTGTCCACGTGATACAAGCAACCTGAGATCCAGTTCCTACGTAATATGGGACAAGACTGGTGGCAAGACTGCCGCCCAGTTCCGTGGTCCCGATGCGGCAAAGATGAAGACAAATCACGAGCAGGTCTTGGCCAAGCGCCGGGCAAAGATGCCGGCAAAGTTTCAGGACCCGCGTGTTGAAATAGGTCATACAGCCGAGTATGCGGTGTATGTCCATGAAGACATGGAAGCAACTCACAAGATCGGGGAGGCCAAGTTCCTTCAGCATGCACTCGAAGAACTGGAGGACGTAATTCTGTCGGATGTAGCGATGGAAGTGGCTCGGGAGGTATAGTGTGAACCCGGTTACACGAGATATGGTTGAACAGAAACTCAGCGGACTCGGCACGTTTGCCGGCACGACTACGTGGGGTATATACATCGGCCGGGAGCCGGATAGCCCGGATGGTGTCATTACACTGTACGACACTGGAGGACCTGCGGAAGACGCTTCCACCAACGGCGCGAAATCCACGCGGTTACTGCACCCTACCTTTCAGGTGCGCGTACGCCACCAGAGCTATGTCACCGGTTACGCGAAGGCACTGGCAGTGGAGACGGCACTGAACCGCTGCGGTAGTTTCTACGCTGGTTCCACGCGGTACTTGAACGTGTTCAAGACTGATGAAATCATGAAACTGGCAACGGATGAACAGGATAGGGTGATCTTTGTGCAGAACTTCCGCGCCGTGCGGAGGGACTTGACCTAACCAACAAAGGAGGTAGGAGTTATGACGGGCGCTAAGGTAGAGACGGGTAAAGTGCAGGCAGCGATTGCCGAGTTGCGGTCGTGGGCTATCCAGAATGGATGGCGCGTTGACCGGTTCGGTAACTGTTACAGCACAGACCCCAAGACTGGTGACCGCATCCGTCTCCACTTCAAGAAGTGGACAGCGTCGCTTGAACGCCACACGATGTTCACTGAGAAGGAGAGAGCGGAGCGTAAGGCGAAAGGACTCCCGCGCCATACTAGTCATTGGAACGTGGAGGAGTCGTCGGTAGTGACCCGCGTCAAGATGGGACGCGGTAAACTCGAGTTCGGTAGTTAGGAAAGAGGAGGTAAGGGATCATGGCACACTTAGGTACTGGCCTGACGATTACGTGGGAGAGTGGATTCTTCGCGGAAATCATCAGCGTGAACGGACCGTCTGCTGCACGTGAGGCTATCCAGACCACGCACATGGGTACCACGACGGCACATACGTTCACACCGGCTGAACTGGTGGACTGGGGCGAACTGTCGGTAACGATTGCGTTTGACCCGGCGACCGATCCGCCGATCGACGAAGCAGCGGAAGAGCTCACGCTCACGTGGGGCAACAGTGGTGCGAACACGTACACGTTCGATGGCTTCATGACCGGCTTCGAGCCGACGGCTGAGATCGATCAGCGCATGGAAGCCAACTGCACCATAAAGGTAGATGGCGACGTCACTGTCGCGTAGCCTGTAGTTGCCGGGCTGCGTATTGCTAACCAAGCAACGAGGAGGTAGAGAAATGGCAACGCTGAATAGGGACACTGTCCTGAGCGCAACGGACTTGGAAGTGCGCATACTGGACGTCCCGGAGTGGGGCGGTCAAATCCGTCTCAAGACGATGGACGGCACCCGGCGCGATATGTTTGACGCTGAGTTGCAGAAACGCCGGATCAGCGACAACGAAGTGGACATCCGTGAGATGAAGGCTCTGCTGCTTGTCTTGACTGCGGTCGATGACAGCGATCAGATGATCTTCGAACTCCGCGATGTCAAGGAACTGAACAAGAAGTCTGGTGCAGTACTTGATCGCTTGTGGGATGACATCCGGCAGATGAACGGTATTGGCCAGTCGAACTTGGAGGAGATGACAAAAAACTCCGCAGCCGTCCAGAGCGGCAGCAGTGGTTCAGACTAGCTCGCCAACTGCATATGCCTGTCGCTGAACTCCAGCGACGCATGAGCTCAACGGAGTTCAGCGAGTGGCAGGCATTTGAACGGTTGTCACCGGGCGAACCCGAACGTACTGACTTCCTCTTTGGATGGCTTGCTTGGGTGGTGTATGCGTTCAGTCCTTCGCACAAGCGAGGACGGCGCTACAAACTCGAAGATTTCATGGTGAAGTTTGGTGGGGCTGCGGCTGACACGGATACCCGTCGGCAGTCTCCAACTGAAGCGAGGATGCGATTGAAGATGTTCTTCAAAGCACTCGCGAAGAGTGGCAAGGTAAAGGTAATCGACAAGCGAGGGCAGAAGGATGACAAAAACACTGGGTGAAATTGCGGTCGTCCTGAACGCACGCATAGGACCTCTGGAAAAGCAAGTCCAGAAGGTAGATGCTACGTTGGGTCGCTTGGAGACCAGAGCAAAGTCGTTCGGTAAAACGATGACCAGCGCCGGCAAGAAGATGCGGAACTCGCTCACGCTCCCGATACTGGGAGCAGCCGGTGTTGCTACATATCAGTTTACGCAGTTCGAGAAGGGCATGCGCAACGTGAACACGATTGCGCGCGAGACGGAAGCACAGTTTGACCGCACCAGCGATGCTGTACTGGATATGGCTGTGGAGTTGGGTAAGTCACCGATGGGCATGGCAGATGCCTTGTACAATATCAACTCCGCTAGTTTCAAGAGCGCTGCTGGATTGGAAGTGCTGGAAGCTGCTACGAAAGCCGGTGTTGCTGGCTTGGCTGATACAGCTACTTCGGCCAAGGCTATCACTGCAATACTGAACGCTTACGGTAAGAGTTCCAAGGAAGCAACTGACGTATCCGACGTGCTCTTCAAGACAGTGGAGCGTGGTGTTCTAACCTACGGAGAGCTCGCGAGCTTCCTAGGATCGACTGCGGGTACTGCAGCGGCACTCAAAGTGGACTTCGGCGAAGTGGCCGCTGCTGTGGCTACCATGACACGTGGTGGTATCGACGCGGCCGAGACGTTCACTGCGTTGAACAGGTTGATGATGCGCTTCCTGAACGCGTCGCCTGAGTTGAAGACCGCGATGAAGGCAGCTGGCTTTGAGTCCGCGGATGCCATGTTCAAGACACTGGGGTTGGCCAAGTCCATACGTTGGCTGAACGAACTTACCGGAGGCAGTGCACAGAAGCTGAGTGACTTGGGATTCATGGTGCGCGACCTGAAGGCAGCGTTGAAGCTGACGGGTGACCAAGCGGATGACTACGCTGAGGACGTGCAACAGATCGCTATAAAGGCTAACCGCGCCGGTGCTGCACAGAATGCGTTCAACGAGCAAACGAAAACGGTGTCGCATACGCTGGATCAGTTGAAAGCAACTCTGCAAGCAGGCGCCATCAAGTTTGTGGGTGAGTTCTCTGGTGAACTGAAGTCACTTGTAGAGGATCTACGAGACGCGGCGAAGTGGTTCCTGAACCTGAGCCGTCCCACCAAAGTGTGGACTGTCCGCATTCTGGCGGGAACAGCAGCTATCGGCCCACTGCTGATGCTGGTAGGTAACCTATCCACGTCCTTGTACTTCATGTCCAAGGTTACGCGGAGCGTCGCAACCCACATGCTTGGACTGACCAAAGCAGCGGTCGCTGCGATACCGAAGCTGAGTGCCTACTTCGCAACGATCAACACTGGCGCTATGTCAAACCAGACGATCATGCAACGTGCGCTGGCTGGTGACATGATTCGCACGTTCTCCAAGAAGCAACTGATGATCGGTCGTGCCGCCGGTATCGCGGGTGCCTTTGCTGGTGGATGGTTTGTTGGCCGGTTCCTGAACAAGATCACCGGTGGTGCCATCGACGAGGGTATGAAGAAGTTTTGGACGAAGCTGGGTATCGGCATGGCCAAGGGTCCGGATCAGGCATACGTCGATGAAATGGTAAGCAAGGCAGTGACGGCCAGAGCTCAGCGCAAAGCAGCGGGACTGGCAACCGGCGCTACTGTGAAGTCTGATCTCGAGAAGGAGATGGAGGAGATCCAGAAGATCATCGACGACAATCTGCCCACGGTGCCTGACTTCGATGAGATAATGGGTAAGGCTCAGCCGGAGCGCGACTTTGCTGCACGACTCAACGACATGCTAGTTCGTCGTCTGCCATTGGAAGAGCAACTTTTGCGGCTTACGGCCGAGCGCAAGGACTTGACTGAGAAGATTGCGAAAGCCTCCGGAGAGGAAGCACTCGCGTTGAAGAACGCGGCACTGGACACGGAGGAACAGCTACTTGGCATCATCGACCGATTGAAAGCCAAACGCCGCGACGTGCTGGAGGAAACGCAGTCTCAGGCAATGAAGAGCAATCTCGCTGCGGCCGTCTTGAAAGGTTCGGCTGAGGCTTACCGCATTGAAGTTGGTGGTAAGCGAGACGACAAGCTGAAGGAAGTGTCCGACAACACCAAGAAGCAGGTCGAGAAGATGGACAAGATGATCGAGAACGGAAAGAGCGTCATCGATCTGCTACAGGAAGTGCTACTTTTCCAGGAACCTGAAGTGGAGATAGTGGGATGAGTGTAGACTACGCAAAAGAGATTACCGACGGCGACGGCGGGTTCATCAGCACCAGTGGTAAAGGAGCGACCCGCGTCTTCCACCTGAAATGCTCTGCAGTCACTGACGACCGCGACACGATATACGGTATACTGGGAACGACGATCACGAGCACAGCGTTGCCTACACTGTACAGTCAGCACCCAGACGATAACCAACTGTACTGTACAAAGATCGTGCCGCGCCGTCTCGTTGATCGGCTCAACTGGCATCTGTCCTGTGAGTATCAGTTACTACAGACTGTGCCGGCTGCGGGTTCCACTGTCGTGTATCCATGGGATCAGGATCCCAAGATATCATTTGGGTCAGGACCTCAGTACACGCGTCCCGTGGAGAAAGCGTATGATGTTGGTGATGCACAGGGAGCACCTACTAAGGAAGTCCAGAACAGTGCGGAAGATCCGTTCGACCCTCCGCTAACTGAAGTGTACACGTCCTGGCTGTGCCGCATACAGCGGAACATCAAAGACGCGGACTTCAATATGCAGGCACACTTCGATGCAAAGAACACCATCAACGCAAACCGCGACCAGTACGCCGGTGTTCTTGTGGAAGCACACTACGCAAGGATGCTGGACATCGGCGCAACCAAGCAGTGGTTCATCGATCCGCAGGGTGACGTGCATATCTACTGGAGCGTCAACTACGAGATAGAGATGAGCAACGTCGAATTCGTGCAGTCCGTAGTTGACCAAGGCTTCCATACTTTGGTGCTGGGAGTGAAGTCCCGTATTCTGTTGGATGATGGCAAGCCACCGGCTCAGCCGCAGCGTCTGGACAACGGTTCACAGCTAGCAGACGGTGGTGCAACTAAGTATCTGGACTTCCAGACAGTGTACGCTATGAACTGGAACGTACTGGGACTACCGAGGGACGCATAACATGGGACGTACCTTCACAAAGCGATCACAGGAGCGGATCGGCCGCGTAGTCCACGACTACGAGCGCCGGGTCATTGACCTGTCCCGTGGCAGAACGCAGCCACGGTCACTGGATGCTCACGAATACGACGGACCGTTCAAGCTGTCCTGTTACAGCACCGCCGGTGTGCTCAACACTGCGCGGCTCTATGTAGGGAAGGGACTCATACTGGCTGGTAATCTGGCCGAGTACTACTGGCCTGACGCTAGTGACACTGACTACATAGACGTGACCGCCTACGCGAACGGCACGTACTGGGTGTGGATCACTGCGGAAGTCCACCCGAATGAGGGTTACTTCACTGCCAGCTACCTTCCGTATATCACGGACGCTATCCTTGGTGACAACACGCGGAACGTCAGTCTCGGAGTACCGAGGCTGGCTTCCGACATGATGCATGCTTCCATTTTACTTGGTACGTTCACGGTTGCTAGTGGAAAGGTAACTTCCATCAGTCAGAGATGGCAAGGATCGGATATCCATGTACCGGTGCGCTTCCTGACTGAAAACACTGGCAGTGACTACTACGCGTTTGCCTCGTGGGCGACATCGTGGATGTACCGGCAAGTTCCGGACATTGCCTGCGTGTATGACGTGGACACCACCATATCGGGTGGAACCACAGTGACCACGAGCACAGAGTTTGACAGTTCGGCTGGCCACTCACATACGTTCCAGATCAAGAAGACAACCAACCCGGTCATGACGTACTACCCGATAAATCCCGGTAGCTCATACAGCTACCCTGAAGTGAACGGAGGTACGCCTCTATGAGGAAGTCTCTAGCAAATAGGATTGCGTTGGACATGGTGAAACCTGACACCAACGAGGACAGTCTAGAAGCACAGACCATCACGTGTCTGGTGTACGTGGACAAGCTGGAGGAAGGGTTCCGTCGCTGGGAACGCGGTAATTACGTAGCGCCGGGTCAGGAACGCAAGAAAGGTGCCCGGGCACAGTTCGAGACGTTCGTACAAGCGTGTCCGGATGTGCCGGTCTATCACCCTATCGTTCTGCTGGTTGGAGGAGACGACTTCTACGTAACTTGTTTCATCGACGGACGGCATCGCTTCTCCGTGCTGCGTGACTCAGGCGCGGACGTGATAAAGGTAGGACTGACCCGTAACAGTGTGCGCGTAGCTGCGCGATTCGGTATTCTAGTGGAGTTACCTGAAGAGCTACGCAACATTCCACGTAGGAAAGAACACGTGGCTTACTTGAAAGCTAAGGGATTACTCCCGAAGGACAAGGAGATCAAGCCTCATGAGTGACAGACGACTTATCACAATATACTGGGACGTAGTGAATCTTGTGCACTATGACTCCAGTGGAAACACGTTGAATGCGCGAGACTACCCGTTCATGTTTTACAAGGAGAACCCGCTAGTCAACGTGCTGCTGGTCACGGACTCGAGCCTGACGCCACTGGATACCCTGAATGAGCTACCCAGCGCACACGTGTTCAGCATAGCAGTGGACGACGACTTCGACCACAGTAGCACGGTGCTGTGCAAGACAGTGGACGCAGACGTAAACGTGCCCGGTGAGTGGACACTGGACAGCAACGGCAACGCGAATGTTGCCGACGGAGAGTTCAGTTTCACGCTGGACGCAAACACCAGCGAATTCCAGACCGCCATATCCGACGACCAGAAGAAGGACGGTTGGTTGGAGATACTGGTACTGGACAGTGTTGGTGGAAACGTGGTGGCTGCTTTCCAGATACCGTTTATACTGCGTAACATCATCGACCCGGAGGGTGCGTCGGTAACCGGCTTGGCTGACAGTACTTTCGTCATGGGACAAGCCTCCATCGGGAACGCTGCTTCCAGTGTGACGGTGACCGGTTTGGGGCTGGCGTCCGCACCGGCTCAGGTAATCCTGACGGTCCAGATGCCCGATAGCTCAGGGTTGCTACTGTTAGCTTCACCAAGGACGGACTCGTATACTACAGACGGCTTCATAGCCGACCTGTCGGGACTCACCGACAGCGCAAACTACAAACTGAATTACTTGATCAAACTCAGCTAGGAGGATGACATGAACGAACTTGAATTATTGAAGAGACAAGTACGTACGCTACGGGCTGCGTTCGTGGTGTTCCTGTGCGTGTTCTGCATCGCGGCAACCTTCCCGATCCTGAACGGCAAGCTGCAGGGAGCCTTGGACGCCAACAGCCAGGACATCACCAGTGTGGGAAACCTGACAGGTGATACGGCCACGTTCAACGGCATCCTCACGGTGGGCAACGGCAGTGCCACCGAGGAGATACAGCTGGCGGCTCAGTTCACCACGGGGATCATCCGGATGAACGGAGTCAGCTCAACAATCACGCTGGTTAACCTGTCCGAGTTCCAGACGGACTGCCAAGTGGATCTTGGCGGCAATGAGTTGAAGAACGCCTCCTTCTTGGAACTGGACAACCTCGGTGGTTCTGCTGGACTGGCCAGTCACGACATACTGTTCTCCAATGGTGGAGTGCTGTACCGGAACTGGAACAACGGAACGCCTGAGAAGATCATCACCGACGCACAGATCGACACGTTCGCGGAACTGGATGCCTTGGTCGCAGACAAGTCGCTGGCCAACTTGAATGACGGTGGGAACTTCT